AACTGCTGCTCGACGCGCTCGACGGCATTGGCCACGGCTTTGCCGCTCAGGAAGTCAAGTGGGGGCGACTGGGTAAGCAATGGTATCAACAGAGTTTTGAACTTCGGCCACAGCGCTGGTTCCAGACCTTGCCGCATGACGGCAACGCCCTGCGCCTGCGCAACGGCACGCCCGAGGGTGAAACGCTGCTGCCATTCGGCTGGGTAACCCATGTCCACAAGGCCAAGAGCGGCTACCTCACCCGCGCTGGCCTGCATCGCATACTGGCCTGGCCGTATCTCTTCAAGAACTACTCGGTGCGCGATCTGGCCGAGTTTCTGGAAATCTACGGTCTGCCGATGCGCATCGGCAAATACACCACCGGAGCCAGCGACCAGGAAAAGGCCACGCTGCTGCGCGCCGTGACCGAGATTGGCCACAACGCCGCCGGTATCATCCCGCAAGGTATGGCCATCGAGTTTGCTGCGGCCGCCGCCGGTAGTCACGATCCGTTCGAGGCCATGATCAACTGGTGCGAGCGCACCCAGAGCAAGGCGATTCTGGGTGGCACGCTCACCAGTCAGGCCGATGGCAAGAGCAGCACGAATGCCCTGGGCAACGTGCATAACGAAGTACGGCACGATCTGCTGGTCTCGGATGCGCGCCAGCTGGAGGGCACGCTGACCCGCGATCTGATCTGGCCGTGGATTGCGATCAACAAGGGCGGCATCGACCCGCGCCGCTGCCCGCGCCTGAAATTCGACACCCGCGAGGCTGAGGATCTGGCCGTGTATGCCGAGGCACTGCCGGAACTGGTGGGCTTGGGCATGCGGATCAAACGTTCCTGGGCGCATGAAAAACTCAATATCCCGGAAGCGGCCGAAGATGAGCCGGTGCTGGCCGCTGCCCGCCCGGACATGATGTTGCCGCCGGAATTGCGGACCGAGCGTCAGAAACCGGAAACCAAGCCCACGGCGGCCGCATCGGCAGTGCTGAATGTCGCACCGGCCTATCCCGACCAAGTTGCACTGGATGGCATTACGCTGCCAGCCGATCTGCTCAACGCCGGCCTGGACAAGGTGCTGGCCCCAGTGATTGCCGCGATCAAAGACGGGGCCGATCCGGAAACTGCGATTGCCGGGCTGGCCGAGGCATATCCAGACATGGACGATGCAACCCTTTCCGGGCTGCTGGCCCGCTGCCTGTTCGTGGCCGACATCTGGGGGCGTGTGAATGGCCGGAATTGATCTGAGCCACGCGATTGGTCTGGAGCCGGCCAAGGCTATCGAATACTTCGAGAGCAAGGGCTACGCCATAGGCTTCAAATGGCAGGATGTCTGGGCCGAGGCGCATGCCCGCGCTTTTACCGTGGCCGGGGTGATGAAGGTCGATGTGTTGCAGGACGTGCGCAACGCTCTGGCCGAGCAACTGAAGAACGGTGGCACGCTGGCCGATTTCCAGAACCGCCTGCAGCCGATTCTGGAAGCCAAAGGCTGGTGGGGCAAAGGCCAGATCGTGGATGAAGCCACGGGCGAGATCGCCGGCAAGCGCCTCAACCCGCGCCGGCTGGAAACCATCATGCGCACCAACATGCAGTCGGCCTACATGGCCGGGCGCTACCAGGAGCAGCTGGCCAACGCCGAGGAACGCCCCTGGTGGGAATACGTTGCCGTGATGGACAGCCGCACCCGGCCCAAGCACGCGGCCATGAACGGGCGCATCTTCCGTTATGACGATCCGTTCTGGGCCAGCTTTTACCCGCCCAATGGCTACCGTTGCCGCTGCCGGGTACGTACCCGCTCCCAGCGCGACATCGAGCGCCTGCAGCTGCAAACCTCCAGTAGCGCCGGACGGCTGGAGGAGATCGAACAGCCGGTGGGCCGCAAGGGCGAGACGCGACCGGCCATGGCTTACCGCGACCCAGCCACCGGAGAACGGTTCGTGGCCGATGCCGGGTTCGGGTTCAATCCCGGACAGACGGCGCTCAAGCCTTTCACCCCTCCGCCGCTGGATAGTCTGCCCAAGAGCTTCCCGCATGGCGTGGACTTGCCCGATTTACCCAAGCCAACTCCGGTACCAGTCAGCCGCCTTCTGGCAAAAGGCTTGCCGCCGCAGGACTATGCCGCCGCCTTCCTGGAACGCTTTGGCCTGCAGACGGGCGAATCGAAGGTGTTCACGGATGTGGCGAATGGCCCGCTGTCGATCTCCGACGATCTGTTCAAGAATTCGACCGGAGACTGGAAAGCCGACAAAGCCGGGCGCGGCCCGTATATGAGCCTGCTGGCCGATGCCGTGATTGCACCGGATGAAATCTGGTTGCGCTGGGAGGAATCCCGCAACAACCCAGGACAGTGGTTGTTGAAACGCCGGTATATCAAGTCTTGGGAAATCGAGGGGCAGAACGGGGCGCAATACGGATTGAGCGTGTTTGAGTTCGGGCAGGATGGCTGGGCAGGTTCTACGGCCATGATGGCCAACCCGGAGCGGGGAACGGAAGCCCGCCGCCGTTACATTGAGCAGCAACGCGATGGGTTCCTGCTCTACAAAAACTAACCCCCATGCGCCGACTCACATGGGGGTAATGCTGTGCGGTTCCTTTGGTCGCGTCAGTCGGGAGCTTGTACGACCGCAATCAGCAGGATCCCAGTATAGATCATGATCGAAACAAAAGTCGAACACGCCGGAGCAACGGCAGTGCTGGAGAAAGTGGCGCAGGCTGTGACGAACCGCGCTCCGCTGATGCGAAGTATTGCTGGCATCATGACCGATGCGGTCGAAGAGAACTTCGCCCAGGAAGGACGGCCCAAGTGGGCGGGATTGAAGAACCCCGGCCCGCGCCGATCCGGCGGCAAGATATTGCAGGACTCCGGTCGGCTGGCCGCCAGCATCACTGGCGGCAGCGATAACGACAGCGCTGTGGTCGGCACCAATGTCAAATACGCGGCTATCCACCAGTTCGGTGGACAGACCCGCGCCCACCTTATCAAACCCAAGAACAAGAAAGCCCTGGCCTTCGGCGGCAAGGTAGTCAAGCAGGTGAACCACCCCGGCAGCAAGATCCCGGCGCGCCCCTTCCTGTTGCTCACCGATAGCGACTGCAACGAGATCGAACAGACGGCGGAAGACTACTTGCGGCGGGTGACGGGGTAAATCACAGAAACGGCCCAAATTGCGTTTGTAGGCACTTATTGGCGGCGATGTATCGTCCGGACTGAGAGCCTCGCTTTATAAATCGTTTTTGCCCCCCTCCTGAAGCAATACATTCATTAAGCCCTATTAAAAGAACCGCCAGACGCATTCCGCCATCATGGCGGCATGGCTACCAAGAAATCCCTCCTTCCTCTGATTGCTGCGCTGACCTTCGAAATCGGCGCGGGCGGCAATGTCGCCCAGCTGCTGCCGGATGGCGCATTCCGCTCCGTCGCTGGTAGCGGCCGCCCGGTCGAGTGCGCGGCCTGGCATGTCGATGCCTGCATTGCCGCCGCACTGGTCGCCCAAGTAGCCGCATCGGCCAACCGTTTTGTCATCGACTACGAACACGCCACCTTGAAGAAGGCCATGGCCAAGGGCGAAGAAGCCCCGGCAGCAGGCTGGTTCAAGCAGATCGATTACCGGCCCGGCAAGGGCATCTATGCCGTCGATGTCGAGTGGACACGGCGCGCCAGCGAGATGATTGCTGCGGATGAATACCGCTACATCTCTTGTGTTTTTACCTACGACGAAAAAACCGGCCACGTGACTCGCATCCTGCACGCGGCACTGACCAACACCCCGGCGCTCGACGGCATGGACGAAGTCTGTGTTGCCGCTCTCTCGCGCTTGGCAATCCTTTCTTCCGACCAACCCAACCAGGAGACATCCACGATGCTGCTGCAGAAGCTGATTGCAGCGCTTGGCCTTGCGGCCGACGCTTCCGAGGATCAGGTGCTTGCCGCCTGTTCCGCCCTTCAAACCAAAGCCAACGATGCCGAGACCAGGATCGCGGCGCTGTCTGCCCAAGTTGGCAACCCCGACCCGTCCAAGTTCGTGTCGATCTCGGTGATGCAGAACATGCAGGGCCAGATCGCCGCGCTCACCGCTCAGGTGAACGAATCGAAGGTGGCCGACATGGTGGATGTCGCGCTGGCCGATGGCCGCCTGCTGCCCGCCCAGGAAGATTGGGCGCGTGGTTTGGGTAAGACCAACCTCGCGGCGCTGTCGGCCTTCCTCGACACCGCACCGAAGATCGTGGCGCTGTCTGGAACCCAGACCGGCGGCGTGGCTCCGGAAGCCTCGCAGGCCAAGCCGGATGAAGCCCTGCTGGCCGTCTGCTCGATGTTCGGCAACGACCCGGCTGCCGTTCAACAAACCCTCAACCAGGAGCAACCGCAATGACCGCGACGACCTCTGATCGCAATACGGCGTATCGCGATACCGACCTGCTGGCTGTGGCCGTGGCGGCCAATGCCGTCATCCCGGCCGGTGTGATCGTGGCTGCCAATGCCACGGGCTTTGCCACCAACGGCGCAACCGCCACCACGCTGACCGCACTGGGCCGCAGCGAAGAAGCCGTGGACAACACCGGGGGCGCGGACGGGGCCAAGTCCATCGTCGTTCGCCGCAACAAGGCGTTCAAGTTCGGCAACCTTGCGGGCGACCTGGTGAGCCAAGCCAGCCTCGGCAAGGTTTGCTACATCGCCGACAACCAGACCGTTGCCGCGACCAACGGCACCAACACGCGCAGCGTGGCCGGCACCGTTCTCGGTGTCGAGGCCGATGGCGTGTGGGTCGAATTCTAACCAGGGAGCTGAACCATGCTTGTTAATGCATCCAACCTGAAGGCGATCTTCGTCAACCTGAAGACCACCTTCAACAATGCCTTTGCCGCTGCGCCGTCCACCTGGCAGCAGATCGCCATGGAAGTGCCGTCCACCGGCAAATCCAATGACTATGCCTGGCTGTCCCGCTTCCCGCGCATGAAGCAATGGATCGGCGAGAAGGACGTCAAGGCGCTGGAAGCCTCGAAGTACACCATCGTCAACGATGACTGGGAAGCCACTGTCGAAGTCGACCGTAACGATATCGACGACGACAACCTCGGCATCTACAAGCCGCAGGCCGAAATGGCCGGCCACAGCGCCAAGCAGCTGCCGGATGAAATTGTTTATGGCGTGGTCAACGGCGGTTTCACCACCCTGTGCCATGACGGCCAGTATTTCTTCGATACCGATCACCCAGGTAAGGATGGCTCGGTCTCGAACAAGGGCACCAAGGCGCTGTCCTGCGCCACGCTCGCGGCGGCTCAAGCCAGCTATGGTGCGGGTCGTACTGCGATGCGCAAGTTCAAGGATTCGGAAGGCCGCCCGCTGGGTATCCGCCCGAACATCCTGCTGGTGCCTGCTGCCCTGGAAGACATCGCCAACCTGATGATGACCGTCGAGAAGCTCGAAGACGGCAAGCCCAACCCCTACAAGGGCACGGCCACCGTGGTGGTCGGCGACTGGCTGACTTCCGATACCGCTTGGTTCCTGCTCGACACCACCAAGCCGGTCAAGCCCTTCATCTACCAGAACCGCAAGGCTCCGGTGTTTGTCGAGCAGACCGACCCGCAGGCCGACAACGTGTTCAAGCGCAAGAAATTCTTGTTCGGCGCGGAAGCACGGGCAGCAGGCGGCTACGGCTTCTGGCAGCTGGCCTACGGCTCCACCGGCACCGAAGCGTAAGGAGACCGACCATGATCCGCATTACTTCCAAGATCGTCGGTTTCCGTCGCGCCGGGGTTGCTCACCCGGCAGGGCCGACCGACTACGCCAACGACACCTTCACCAAGGAGCAACTGGCGCAGCTCAAGGCCGAGTCGATGCTGGTGGTCGAAGTCATCGACGACAAGCCCGCCAGCAAAGCTGCGGCCAAAAAGGACGGCGAGTAAGCCATGACCTACGCCACGCCCGTCGACCTGATCAACCGCTTTGGCGAGAAAGAAGCGCTCGCCCTCACTGACCGCGCCTATACCGGCGTGGTCGATGAGGCGGTGCTGGCCGATGCGCTGGCGTGGGCGACGGCCGAGGTCGACGGCTATCTGAGCGGGCGGTATGCACTGCCGCTCGCTCCGGTGCCGCGCATCCTGACCGGCTATGCCTGCGATATCGCCCGCTACCAGTTGTGCGGCACGGGCGGCGTGGTGGTGACCGAAGAAATCCGCGCCCGCTACCAGGACGCGATCAAGTTCCTGCGCCTGGCGGCTGAAGGCAAGGTTTCCCTGGGTGGCATGCCATCCGGGGAAACCGCCCAGACCACTGACAACGCCGTGGTGTTCAACGCGGGCAGCAAGGTGTTTGGCCGTGATGGAGGGGCTTTCTGATGCTGGCCGATCCGATTACCGCCATCGAAGAAGCCCTGATCACTCGCCTGCAATCCGGGTTGGGCCGCATGGTGACCGAGGTGGCCAGCTATGCCGGTGAACTGGATGACGATCTGCCGACCGTAGTCCGCCGCTTTCCGGCAGTGTGGGTGACCTTCGGCGGCATCAGCAAGACCGAGCCGTATGGCGCGAGCAAGGACAAGTTCAAGGCGACCGGCCAGTTTGTGGTGATGGTGGGTTCCCGCAACCTGCGCGGCGGCAGTGCTGCCCGCCAAGGCAGGGATGGCATCGGCACCAACCAGTTGGTGATGGCCGTGCGCAAGCTGCTCAACCAGCAGGATCTCGGTCTGGAAATCGCCCACTTTAAACCCGGTAAGGTACGCACGCTCTACAACACCCGGATCGAGGGCGCGGCGCTGCAGGTGTTCGCTTGCGAGTTCGATACCGCGTGGATTGAAAGCGCTCTGGAGAACAACGCATTCCCTGTGCAGACCGATCCGCTCTTCTCCGGTTTTGCCGGAACAGTATCGCCCGCCAATCCGGATCTGCTGCAGATCGGGATCAACTACCACCAAACACCGGATGACGGCGTTGCCGATGCCTCCGACCTTTTGACCTTGAGGAGCTGACCATGAAAGTCATTGCCGCCCCCGGCATCCAGGTGCCGAAAGAAGACAAACCCCGCGAATACATCACTGACGCCGAGGCGGTCGAGGTGCCTGAAACCGTGTACTACCTGCGCCGCCTCAATGATGGCGACCTGCTGGAAGCGCCGGTTAAAACCACCCGCAAGACGGCCGAGTAAACCAATTTATTAACGGGAGAGCATCGTGGCCAGCACCAATATCAGTTTTGAGACCCTGCCCAGCAGCATCCGCAAGTCGGGCAAGTATTTCGAGTACAACTTCAAACTGGCGGTTCGCACGCTGCCGAGCAATGCCCAGACCGTGTGTCTGATCGGGCAACGCTTGGCGGCCGGTACGCTGGCTGCAGGTGTTCTCACAAGCCTCTTCAGCGATGCCGAAGCCGCCACCTATTTCGGCAATGGCTCCTACCTGCACCGCATGGCGCGGGCAGCGATCCAGGCCAATCCGTATGTGCGGCTTTCGGCGATTGCCGTGGATGACAACGCGGCCGGCGCACAAGCCTCCGGCACCGTGACGATCACGGGTGCAGCCGCCTCGGCCGGCACGCTGACCTTGTGGATTGGCTACGATAGCGTGGATGTCGGGGTTGCATCCGGCGATGCTGCAGCCACGGTGGCCACCGCACTGCAGGCAGCCATTGCCGCCAAGGCGGATCTGCCGGTGACTGCAACCGTGGACGGCGCCGTGGTCACACTGACCGCCCGCCACAAAGGCACGCTGGGCAACGGGATCAAACTGCAAACCAGCTTGGCCTCCGCCAGTGGCGTATCCGCTGCCATTGTGGCCATGTCGGGCGGCACGGCCGATCCGGACATCCAGACGGCGCTGACCAACATCTTCGTTGCTGGCCACAACATCCTGTGCCCTTCGATGAACGACAGCGCCAACCTGGTCAAGCTGCGCACGCACCTGGATGGTGTGAGCCATGCGCTCGAGCAGCGTGGCGCACGCGGCGTCTACGCACTGACCAGCACGCTCTCTGCCGCGACCACACTGGCGACCGGCATCAATAGCGGCCGCATCCTGTGCGGGCTGGCTCCGAATACCGCCAGCACCTCATACGAAGTGGCGGCCGCACTGGCGGCTGTGGCGGCGGGTGAAGAAGACCCGGCCCGCCCGCTCAACCAGTTGCCGTTGACCGGCATTGCGCCCATGCCAATGGCCAACCGCCTGAGCCGTACCGAACAGGAAAACGCCCTGCACAACGGCGTCACGCCGCTGGAAGTCGGCCCCGGCGACGTAGTGCAGATCGTGCGTGCGATCACCACCTATACCAAAGACCCGCAAGGCATCGACGATATCTCGCAGCTCGACTGGACGACTATCGGCACGCTGGATTACGTGCGCAAGGCAATACGGGAGCGCATCAGCCTGCGCTTCCCACGCGAGAAGCTCTCCAGCCGCACACCGGACAAGGTGCGCAGTGAAATTCTGGATGTGCTCTACAAGCTGGAAGAGCTGGAGATCGTCGAGAACGTGAAGGAATACGCAGACGGCGTGGTGGTGGAACGCGACAGCCAAGACCCGAACCGCCTCAACGCCAAGATCCCGGTCGATGTTGTGAATGGCTTGCATGTGTTCGCCGGCCGTATTGATCTGTTGCTGTAACCAGGAGAAAAGACATGGCACTGGAAGAATTCGCAGGCGCAATTGTATTTGAGATCGACGGGCAAGAAATCGAAGTGGTCGATCTGTCCGTGACCACCAAGACCGGCCGCAAGCTGGTCAAAACCATGAACCGATCCGGTCGAGCCAAAGGCTTCGCCAAGGGCGTGACCGAATACGACATCTCCCTCACCGCCGTGATCCCGCTGACGGGGGATATCGACTGGGAAAGCATCGAGAACGCCAAGGTCACGATTTACCCCGTTGACCCGGCAGGTAAACGCATCACGTACCGCGACTGTTTTGTCACCGAAACCGGCGAGAAATACAGCGTGGAAAACGAAGCCCGCCGCGACATCAAGTTGAATGCACTGGATAAGGTGGAAGAATGATGGACCTGCTTGAAAAATTGAAAGCGACCCACCTGGTACGACATGAAGTCGAACTACTGGGCTGCAAGCTGCACCTGCGGGTATTGACGGAAAAGGATCGCGCCGAGGCCGGCTTGGCTGCACACGACGCTTTTGTTGGCGTGGAAATGAATCTGACCAGCGCCGATCTGCACGAAACCCGTTTGGCCAACGAGCTGCTGGCTCGCGCGGTACTTGAGCCGGCTACAGGGGAGCCTGTATTTGCCACGGGAGACGATCTGGAGGTCAACCTGACTCGCGATCAGAAAGGCCATTTACTGAGTGAGTATCTGGCATTCGAACGCGAATACAGCCCGACGCGGTTGTCCGATGCCGAATTCGATGCCTTGCTTGCCGAGGTAAAAAAAAGGCCGCAGATCGACCTTTTGAACAATTCAAGTATCGGAACGCTGAAAAGGCTTGTCATTACTTTGGCAAGCCCGCCATCGACCTGACCGATGCGCAATGGATTTGGCTGCTGGCGATGGAGTCAGCAGTCAATCCTTCCTCGACCGGTCGGAAACAGGCAGGCGAGAAACGATATAAATCAGTCCGTCAAAAACGCGAACCAGCCCGTTCGCCCCAGCCGTCAGCAAAGCCAACGCCACGATGATGGCGCACAACGCCAACATCGCCGCCAGTACGGCCAGCACCGGCGAACCCAACAACAATGCAAATACTGTCATGTGAGCCTCCATGCGTAATCTGGAAGTCGCCCTTAAATTAAGTTTAACCGGTCAGCAGGCAGTGATTGCCGGTTTCCGACAGTCGCAACAAGCGGTCAACAGCTTCGCGGCCGGCACGCAGCGCGCTATGAATAATGCCGTGCAAGCCGTGCGCAGATTGAACAACGAGCTGAACGGGTTTTCCAGCGTCTCCAAATTGGCCGCCACGCTCGGAGGCATGTCGGTGGCGCGCAATGCGCTTACGGCCAACTTGGCCTATCACCGCGATTTGCTGGAAATGAAGCAAACAGGAGAAATGAGCGTAGCGGATTCGGCGACGGCCAAGAAATTATCCTTGCAAGTGGCGTCCGACACCCTGCAGCTGCCGGACGATGTCTTGCGCGGTATGCGCGCCTACACCACGGCAGGCGAGAAGTTCGAGTTCATGATGGCGTCGATCTCGGAATCGGCGCGGGCGGCGACTGCGTATTTCACTTCGGCAGAGGATGTTGCCAAGCTGGACGTCGATGCGCGGCAGAAGCTGGGCATCCAGCCAGAGCAGCAAAAAGACATGCACAACATGCTGCTCTACCACGGCCGGGCCGGTCGATATGAAATCGGCCCCATGTCCCGCGATGCGCCGAAGACCTTCAACACTATGGCTGGGGCTGGATTTACCGGCCTGCAGGCGGTGAACCTGACGGGTGCGCTCACTCAGCAACTGATGAAACTGGCACCTGCCACTCAGCCAGCCGAAGTCGCTACCTTCATGGAACACTTCTTCGGCCACTTGACGCAAAAGCACTACGTAAAGGGCTTGGCCAAGAAAGGTATCAACATCAAGAAATTTATGCCGGGCGGCTACTTCGGCGGCGTAGATGAAAATGGCAAGCCTATTGGCGGGGATGCAGCCGTCAAGGACTTGATGGCGTTCCTTCGCGCATTGAAAGCCAAGAATCTGGACGACCCATTCAAGCTGTCCGAAGCCGGCTTCCGGGAAATGTACACCATGAAGGCAGCCAAGCAGCTGCTGACGAATGTGGATGCGCTTGAAGAGGAAATGCGCAAAGGGGATGTTGCCGCCAAACAGGATCTGGTCGGCGATGCGCTGAAAGAAATTAAGGAAGCCAACTTCGGCAAGGTCAAGGCGGCAGAAATCGAAGTCGCCAAGATGAAATTGACCGATCAGGCAACAGGAATGACCGGCCAGGTTGCCAATCTTGCCAAGTGGGCGGGCGAGAATCCAGGGTCGGCTATCGGCGGAGCGCTGGCGCTCTTGATCGGTGGACGCTGGGGACTGCGCAAAGGGTTGCCCCGGATGTTTGGGCAGATGGAAGGTGCCGCTGCATCGGGCGAAGCCGCACTGGCCCGTGGCAGTATGAATAGCGTGGTGACAGCGGCCAACGCTCGGCCGGCGGCTCATTACAACGCGGCCGGTCAAGCCTTGAATAAGGCCGAGATCGAAGCATGGGAACAAGCTCAGGCGCGGATGGCAAAAGAAGCCGGTCAAGCTAAATGGGGCAAGCTGGTTGGCCGCAGCGCCGGCCCTTTGTTGTCCGGCGTATTTGCCGGGATTGAGGTGGGAGAGATTTCCCGCAACCACCGTTTGAGCGATTACCAGAAAAAAGTGGCTTACTCCGGCGTGGCCGGTGACGTGTTGGGTAGCACGGGAGGGGCTTCGCTGGGCGCGGCCATCGGTGGTGCCATTGGCACCGCCATTCTCCCTGGAGTGGGGACCGCTATTGGTGCGCTGCTGGGCGGATTGGCTGGCGCGCTCGGCGGCGGAAAAGTGGGTCGCAAGGCCGGCGAGAAAGCCGCCGAGGCAGCACTGACGGACAGCGGCGTCAGCCTTGGGGTGATGGAAGGCTATGGAATGCGTAAACGCTCTCCAAAATCGCCGAGCATCTCAAAGAATGAAATGCAGCGCTGGCAGGATGAGGCGGCATTGGCCAATGGTTCCTATATTCCTCCGGAAGAAGAAAAGCCCGAAGCGGATATTTCCCTCCCCCGAGGAGTTCTGCCCAAACACCTGACCGGAAGTCAGCGTGATTTTAAACATCATATCAATACGATGTTTGACAAAGACATTCCCAAATCTGCGCCAGCCAAAGAGCAAGAAAAACTGAATCCAATATTGGAAAAATTGGCAGCTGCGTTGAAGGTCAATGTCGCTATTGAGCTTAAAAATCCGGACCTTCTATCTGCTTATGTCAACCAAGCTAACAACACCGCCGCTCGGAGAGAATGATGGCTTGGGAAGATGCCCTGCAGGACGCCAGTTTTAGAGAGGTCAAGTTCCAAGTTCTTCAGATTGAGGATGTGGGTGGCCACGAGGTCGCTCGCCACAGTTTTCCTTATCGCGATGGGCAGGAAACCGAAGACCTTGGTCTACGCGCTTGGGAAATCCGCATCTCGGGTATTTTCTGGGGCGATGACTACGAGCGTGAACTGGATGCACTGATCGACGCGCTGGAAGAAGAAGGTCCGGGCGAGCTGATCCATCCTGTGTACGGTTCGCTGAATGTTCAGGCACTGGATTGGCGTGTACGTCACCAAGCTGATGGTATAGATCAATGCTGGGTGGATATTTCATTTACCGAAACCGACGAACCCGGCCTAATCTTCCAGCAGTTAAACCCGCGCCAGTCTGCGACTGCGTTAACCGATTCCGATAGTGCTGTTACTGCAGCAGCCACCGAGGCATATCTGGCCGATATTGCCCAGCCCTCCCTGCGCTCGCAGTTGGCCGCAGTACGCGCAGTGCTGAACGGGACGATCTCCGAGATTTATGGCCAGGCGCGCGGCGTGGTGCATTCCGCCCTCGATGTCATCAACTATCCGCGCATCATGGCCAGCGACATTATCCAGGGCGTGGCAGCCATTCTGGCGCTGCCCGAGTCGCTCAACCCGGACAAGATTTTCAGCCAATGGCGCAGCGTGGCGGCAGATGCCAAGAACCTGCACCTGATCCCGGCGACGATCTCGGGTCAGCAATCCCGCCCGCCATCGGCGCTGGCTTTGCGCCCGGTGCAGCGCCTGGTGACGGCTACGGTGGTATCGCAGTATGCCGCCACGGTCGGCGAACTGTTCGCGGCCGAGGCCGAGAACGCCACGCTCACACCGGAGCAGATCGAAACGATGGTGGGCGACGTGCGTACGATGATCGAGTCCGTCATCGTGGATCTGCGCACCGACGCTGATCTGGCCACGGCAGACAAGCTGGAGCGCTACCGTCCGGTGATTGAGGCGCTGAAGGATCAGGCACTGTTGCTGCAGAATGCCGCGCAAGCGCTGATCGAGCTGCGCCCGCCGTTGATCCAGCGCACCGTGACCAGCGATGTCAGCCTCTACCTGATCGCGCACCAGTGGTACAGCGATTACTCCCGCGCCGACGAACTGCTGCGCCTGAATCCGCAGATCCGCCAGCCCAACTTCGTGCTGGCCGGCACCGTTCTTTGGGCTTATGCAGAATGAACCACGAACCCTTGACCCTCATGCTGAATGGCAAGGCGCACTCGCGCTGGGAACAGTACGATCTGGATTCCGATCTGTTTATCCCGGCCGATGCCTGGTCTTTCACGCTGGCATTGCCGCCCACGCGCCTCGGCGGCGAGCGTGCCGGTTTGCCGCCCATCCTTGATGTCGGCTCGCGCATCCAGGTATTGCTGGGCAACGATGTCGTGCTGTCCGGCTGGCTGGACGATGTGTTGCACAACACCAAGTCCGGTGATCATTCGCTGACCTTGCGCGGCCGTGATGGCGCGGCGATCCTGGTTGATTGCTCCGCCCCGGTTTTTTCATTGCGCCAGGCCACGCTCAAGGAAGTGGTGGCCATGATCGCCAAGGAATTCGGCCTGACCAAGACGCGCATCGATGCCGTGAAAAACCGCTCCTTCGACCGTATCAATATCGAACCAGGTGATACCGCCTGGCAGGCGCTCAAGAATGCGGCCGAAGCCTCCGGCCTGTGGCCGTGGTTCGACCCGGATGGCACGCTGGTCGTCGGCGGCCCGGACTACAGCACACCGCCAGTCGGCCGGTTGGTGTTGGGGGATATTCCGCTGGGTGAAAACGATTTGCCAATAGAGGAATTGATCGAGACCCGCACGATGGCGCGGCGCTATTCGGAAGTCACCGTACTGGGCCAATGCCACGGCACCGATAGCAGTGAAGGCAAACATGCCGTGCGGCAGACCGCCAAAGACCCGTCGGTCAAAATCTACCGCCCCAAGAT